ACCTGCAAGGTTTATAGTCCCTGTGCCTTGTGATGTACTAGTTTCTCTTACTCTATCATTTAATACTAAAGCCATTTAATCTCCTATTAGCTCATGCTTATAATAGCATTAGCTGGTGTTGTTGGATCAGGGTAAGTAATTTTAAATGTACCATTCGTACAAGTTTTATCTCCACCGAAATCCAATACCACAACTAACGGATCACCCGCAGCTGTATCATTATAAATAGCTGCAAACGCTGCTGTGAACGTTGCACTTGACCAAGTTGAATCTCCAAAGTCAACTGAAGCAACAGCTGTTGAAGATGCAACTGCTTGCGAAGACAAAGATTGTCTTGTGTAGTTACTTCCTCCACCTGTGCTTACTTCGTTTGTTCCAGAGACTGTTGTGCTCGCCGTTGTATAAACAGAAGCAATTGATCCTGTGTATAAAGCTATTTTAAAATCATTTCCACCTGACGCGAAGTTATGTGTTCCTGAAAACAATTCTCCACGAAAAGAGTTTGGTATTACGTTAGCCATATTTTTATCTCCTTAATAATCTGATGGAAACGGTGATTTAAGAGCCGTACGAATAACTCCATCCTGATATTCGTCTCTGCGTCTTCTACCTTGTTGTTCGATAGAATACGTTTGTAAAGCATCATTGTATGCCTGTTGATAGTATTGTACCATATCTGGCGGACCTTTCAAGTACCCATATGCATTGACCAAGGACGCATACAAAAGTAGGTCCTGATATTTGTTAGACAAATATGTGCCGTTGGTGCTTGGTGGTGCCGCTCCTGTAGTTACAGTTATACTTTCAGGTTGTTTGATGTAAGCTAAAGTTATCTCATATTGTGCATCTGGTGTAGGTGCAACTGCCCAAAAATTAGCGTCCCAGTTTGCATAATATTTAGGAAACCCTTGAGTTGTGCTAGGCGTGTCATAATAAGTGGCCATATAAGAAGTATCTTTTTTTTCTAAAAATACTTGTTTTCCTGTGGATGTATCTTTGAGTTGAACATATCTAATTATTCTTAAATCTGATGGAATAGTCACATATCTATTTCCAGTTGTTAGAGTTGATGTAGCATAAAATCTATTATCATCATTATCTGCTGATCTATATATTCTATTCTCTGCATTTTTAATTAACGTATCTAAAATAGCATCAGTTAATACAGTGCTACTAACTTCCGTATAATTTCTAATATCATCTCTTAAATTTGTTAGTGTGTATGCCATTATACTATTCCTCTTCCTACTGGACTAAAATAAACATTTTGTCCACCACCTGTTTCTGCTGTTGATGCTATAATAACAGGAACTGTGAATCCTGTGTTTACCGTAATTTGAGGAGGCTCGCCAGGATTTTTTTGTGTTCTAGTTGTAATACTTGAAATTTTAAATGCACCAAAAATTTTTGCTCCTGCAAGATGTTGATTAGCAGTTGTAAGTGGTGGTGTTTCTCCTCTAAAAGGAGCATTTGTTCCCCTAGTCAGACCACTTAATACTCCTGTTAAAGTAGTATTAGTAGTATATTTAATAACTTCATATTGAATTACGGGAACATAATTTGGATCTGTTGCAGATGGTTGTGTTGGACTTTGAATTAAAACATATCCATCAGATGGAAAATTTGTTGAGTCAACACATGTTAATGTTGTGTCAGTAGCTGAAATAGTTGTTTGTAAAGTTGTTTCTGGAGAAAATTTTTGTTTAGGAATTCCTCCGATACTATTAGCTGTAAAATCTAAAAAACTTACAAAATCATTTACTTGTAAAGTGGTATTATCTAAACTAACTGTTACAGAAGTAGAACCAACAGCTGTTGTAAATGGATCAGCAGGTAAAATACCTGGACTAGGTATCGATGGAGATCTAGGTCTTGCATGTTGTAAAGCTTGTGGATCTGCACCATGTGGTTTAGGACTAACTTGTGGTGATTTTGGTTCAAACTCTGAAGTATGAACTCTAGCACCAGTCCACTCTACAACCATTTCTTGATATGGAAATGCCATTCCAGATCTATCTGAAATAAATTGTGCATATTTACCTGATGAAAATTTTGCCATTATCCGTTACCTGGGTAATAAGTTTTTGGTGTTAAGAAAGAGCTAGAAGGTGAACCATCTTCTGCTAACGCTCTCGCTAATTCATCTTCATATAATAATTTTAATGGTTGCACTCTATCGATAGCCCATTTTTGTGATAAGTAATATGCTAAACCTGAAACCATACAAGGCACAAATCTATTTGGCACATCACCTACGTTATCATAATTACCAACATCAGTAATTCTTTTAACATAATTTATGTACATATAGTTTCCAGCTGCTGACGCATCTGGTGTTGGGTAAACAGTTACTGTTGTTCTATTAATAAATCTTTGCACCCAATATTGTGATGGTGTTCCTTTTGATAATTTATTTGAAAATGCAGAATAAGTAGATCTATCAACTTTAGTCATGGGACTATCTGATTGATCAGTTGTATTATAGTTTTGTCTAAAACTTGCCTCCATGATATCTGATAAACCATAGACTCCATTAGTCGGTGCTGTGGTTGTACTAGCACCATCAGATGTATCTCGATAAAATATATATTCTGCTTGACCCTCTACTAAATCTACATTTGTATTTCCTACTTCCCAATAATGTAAACCTCTGTTTTCCCACTCTTGAAATAAAATATTTAATGATCTTCTAGCTGCTTTTAGTTGATAACCTGTGATACCTTGAACACCGCATCTTTCATATGCGTCTTCAATTACTTCATCAATTGTAAATGATGCTTCAAAGTTTGCTGTAGTGGCAATAGATCCTGCTGCAAGTGTATAAGCAGTTGCACCCATACCGCTATGATTAGAACAATAATAGTAAAGAGTTGGAGCATAAGTTGCTACAACAATAGTCGTATTCGCTCCAGCATTACCTGGAGTCCCCGTTGTAGTTACACCTGTTGTATAAGCTGTTCCCCCAGCATGTGTACCATTCGCCGTCGTGGAAAATCGTAAAGGGTGGGTTCCGCCTGCTCCGTTTGTAGCATCAGACTGATCGAAAACATAAGTGTTGCCTTCGATTAAATTTAAATCAGGGCTAACAGTTCCGTTAATATAAAATTTATTACCGGTACCATATTGGTTAGTCCCTGTTGCTACAGTGACTGTGTAAGTAATTGTAGCCACAAGTTACTCCTATCCGTCGAAAAATATCGTTACGCTGTCGTATCCTGTACTGATATCTATGAAAGCTCCATCATCGAACAATACCCCATTATCTGGAATATATGGATCAACCATACCTGCTGCTGCAGGTGCATCAATCTCAAGTAATTTTGTTCCTGATTGAGATGTATTTCTAATTGCTAGAGCTCCAGCTGTTCCTGAATCACTAACACCATGTAGACCTCTAACTTTAGTTCTACCTTCAAACACTATACCTTGTGTCGTAGATGTAGCAGAAAAACCTACTGATGTGTTTGTTGAAACAGCACCATTAGTTTCTACTTTAGTTACAGTTAAAAAAGCTTGAGTAGTTGCTACAGTAGTATTGTTAGGTCCAGCTCTTGTTTCAGATACTGTGCTTCCACTTGCATCCGTTCCAGTAATTGTAAAATTAACTCCAGAGATATTTCCCGTTGAAGTCAAAGTTACAGTTGTAGCCATATTAGAACCATCACTTACTGAAGTTCCAGTTAGGTTCATTTCACCAGCACCGCCTAAAGTTTGACCAGCTGCAACTGCAGTTGTGCTAGCTGAAACAGCTTTAAACATTTTTGCTTTTACGTTTGTTACGTTTGACATTTGTTTCTCCTAAAATTTGTGTGGGCCGAAGCCCACACTAAATTAATTATTATGCTGCAAATGCAAATGCACCAGTAACAGCGTCAGCTGCACCGCCCATTCTTGAAGCGATAGTCCACGTACCTGTTTCATAACAAATAAAAGCAATCATGCTTCCTGTTGTGAATAAGTTAGTAGTTGCTGCTGCTGGTGTGAAAACTAATTGTGTTTCACCTGCTACAGAAATATCAAAATCAACTTCACTTGCTGCTCTTGATTCTATTACAGAACCAGTAGCCCAAACATCAGTTCCAGCTGCATCAAAAGTTAAAGTATTAACTCCACCAGTTGTGTCTTTTGCTTGAACATAAACAACAATTGTTCCTTGCGTAGCTGCTGGTAATGCTGCTGCACAAGCTGCTGCACCTGTATAGTTTACAATGTTCATTGTGTCTGCTGATAACGTGATGTTAGCTCCTGTTGCTAAATCAAGTTTTGCTAAACCAGTCATATCAGGTAAAGCTGAACTATATCTTGTAGTTACTGCTCCTGTAGTTGCATTTTTAGTTGCAACTTCAAAACCTTTTTCTGATCGTACCGGTCCGTTAAATGTAGTACTTGCCATAATTAAATCCTCCTAGTTTTCCGAACATAGTCTCTAGGCCGTCGACTATACGCGTCTATGTTCTAATTATAATTGTATAGTAATGAATTTATATATTATATTTAAGTAGAGCGCAAGAGGGCCTGCAATGTGAATTGAATTTATTCAACGATGTAGCTTTTTATTAAGTAGCTACTGAAACTTCGGGTGCAGCGGCTTCTATCTTATTTTGCTGATGTGCTTTTGCAGCTTCAGCAAGTTTGATATGGCTAATTACTTCTCTGACTTTTCTGTCAATCTTAACCATATTGAGAGTATATCTACCCTCCTTAAGATGATCCTGCTCCCATTCTAGGTCCAGACCTTTCTTCTTCGTGTACAGGTCTTGCAGATGTTGTTCCATCTTCTATAACCTCCTCATAGGTTATTCTATTAGTCCTTGGATCGTGCATTTCTCCAAGAGACTCCCACTTTATATCATTTTTTCCTAGTTTGTCAATGATAGCATTTTCTATATCAATGGGGCCATCCAAAGATTCAATAATAAAATCTGCACGTAATTGATAAGCAAATATTTGGATTCTAAATTTCTTCATGTTTCTCACCATTTATGAAATAAAATGGGGCGGTTTTAAGGCCGCCCCAAAATTTTAGGTAT